ACTTGTCATAATATCTCCAACAGGTTGATCTAAATCTTTACGATATTTAATATCTCTGTTTGTTATAATTCCTATTAATTTTCCATCATCTTCAATAACAGGTAATCCTGAAATTTTATATCTACTCATAAGTTCTTCAGCTTGATATACTCTACTATCTTTATTAAGAGTTATAGGATTAGTAATCATTCCACTTTCAGATCTTTTTACTCTATCTACCTCAGCAGCTTGTTCTTCGATAGACATATTTTTATGGATAAAACCAATTCCTCCTTGTCTTGCAAGGGCTATAGCTAAGTCAGATTCTGTAACTGTATCCATAGCAGCACTCAAAAGTAATTCCTTCTTTTAAAATTTTTCCATTCATCATTTTTTTCTCCTTAGTTTTTAAGTAATTATATAGAATTTTCCTTTTCAATAATTTTAAATTTTTGATATTATATCACAAAATAGATTATGTTTCTATCTAATTTTTTTGAACTTCTGAATATATATTAATTCAAAAAAAATATTTTTTTATAGTTTTCTTAATTTTCTTTTAATTCTTATTTTTATCATAATTCTTACATCAGTAGCCAACAAGTAGCCAACAAAAATTAATTTAATAAATTAACTGCTTTCCTTAACTCCTCTATATCTTTATGAGTGTATATCTCTTCAGTAGTTTTGAAATCAGAATGTCCTATCAATTTTATAATGCTTGTGCTATTTGCATTAGCATTATTTAAAAGAGTAGCAAATGTATGACGTGTGTCATGTATCGTGTGCTTTTCTAAATTTAGAAGCTCTAACATTTTATTAAATTGAGTTAAAAAATTATAGTATAAATACTTATTTCCTTTTTTATTAAAGAAAAAATATTCTTTTGTATCTTCAATATTCTTTTTAAATAGTTTAATTATTTTTTCTGAAATTGGAATTTTCCTAATTCCTGAAGATGTTTTACTCTTTGTGATATATATTACATTCTTGTCTAAATCAACATCTTTAGTTTTTAAATTTATAAACTCTCCTACTCTAAGACCTGTATAGATTAAAATTAAAACTCCATATGTCATCTTTTTTACGAATCTATTATCAGAATCTAAATTATCAAAAAGTATTTTTATTTCATCAGCAGTAAAAATTTTTCTTTCTATAACTTTCTCATTTTTTCCTAGTTCAATAAATTTAACTCTGTTAGTTTCTATAAACTCATTTTTTAAAGCAAATTCAAAAATCATATTTATAAGTGTTTTTATATAAGATTTAGTCCCATAAGAAACTTCCATACTATCAAAAAACTTTTGTAATGTATGTAACTTAATTTCTTTAATCTTAACATCATCAAATTCATCTAGTTTTTTTAATTGTGCATTTAAAGTTTTAAGTGTTACATTAGAAATGTTTTTTGAATACCCTTGATACCATAAATCTTTTACATCTTTGAAAGTCTTACCACTGTACAAAGTAGGGTTATTCAAATATCCTAACAATTCTGTCTGTGCTTCTTTTCTAGTTTCATATGTTCCTATAATTTTTCTCTTTTGCTTTCCATCTACAAAGCCTATTGTAACTCTAGCTACCCAGCATTTCCTCCTTTTACCACTAAGTTTATATACACTGCCTGAACCGTTTTCATTTTTCATTTTATCCTCCTTTAAAAAAAGAGGGAGTTTATATAATATTACTCCCCCTTTTGATTTTTGTAAACATCTTTAATTGTTTGGATAATATTCATGGAAAAGTTTTTTACTAATTTTCCCACTTGAAAGAGCTTTTATATCTAGTTTATTTTTTTTACAATGTATTTTATTCATCTTGTCTATTACTCTGTAAGCAGTTGCCCTAGAACATTTTAAAAGCTCCATTACTTCCTTAGCATTGTATGTTAAAGCTTCCATTACTCGACCTCCACAAACTTATAACTGTCATTTTCTTCAAGTCCTTTAAACATTTCATCTAGTTCAGAAATTCCATTATTATAAATTTTTCTTATATAAGTTTTACTCATACCGCAATATTCTTCTCTTACAAGTTGCCCATCTTTAAAATAAACATATATCTTTAAATCAAAATTTCTAGCAACTTTTTTACCTTGTAATATTAATTCTCTTGCTTCTTTATAATTCAACTCTTTCATTAAATCCACCTCTTCATTTTTTGTACTTTCCATTTCTATAAGCATTCAATTTTTCTATATGCTTATTAAAATCTAAGTCTGTAACTTTGCATAACAATAATAAATTTATAGTGGCAGTTACTAAGTCTAATGCTTCTGCAACAAAATTATCTCTGTTTTTAACATATCTAAAATCATCATTTTTTATCTCAACTTCATTTAATAGTTCCTGGTATTCTTCTTTTACTTTCCCAAGTTGAGCCATTGCTGTTGCATATGATATAGATTTATAGTTTTTAAGTTTATTAAAATCAATCTTTTCTTTATCTTTGCCATGTTCCCAGATATGAGTTTCTAAAATTGTACTGACACCATAAAAACTTTTTAAACCATTTATAAAATCCTGAACAACTTCCTCTTGTTGCTCATCATTTAAAACATCAATAGCTTTATAATACATATTTCTAGTTTCTTCTGTACCATTTAACATATATTTTATTTTATGTTATATTTAATCATATTTCTTCTCCTGCTAAATTTTGTATAAAAACTTTCAATGTTTCAAAATTTTCTACTTGTAATCCAAACTTATCATTTTCTCTTGTAAAATTGAAAAAATCATCACCATAATAATTTATATTTACAAAATCATCACCAACCATATAACTTACAACTTTATCCAAATCTATTATAATTATTCTTTTATCTGTTGTTTTTATTTTTAAGTATTTCATTATCTCACTTCCTCCATCAATTCTGGGTTTTCATAGATGTTCCCTACTACTTCACAACTTTGTGCAACAACATCAATTAAATCAAAAGAATGCTCTTCAAAATCCCCCTCAAATTCTGCTCTAAAACTTCCATTTTCAAAAACAACTTTGTAATATTTTTCTCCAAAACTCTCAAAAAGAATATCTCCCTCATAAATTTCTTTTCCCCTCATATCTTTTAAGCATGTATATTGCATAAGTTCAATATCATTAAATTTACGATATGAAACAGTATCTCTATAAACTTTTTTTTCTTGAAAATCTATGATTTCAACATTAAACATTTCTTTATTTAATTTATCCCAAGCTCTAAATTTAATCTCTCTCATTTTCCCTCCAAGCTATTATTAAGCATTCTCCAGTTTTAAATACATCTGTAATCACTCTTCTAAAACTTTCTCCAGTTATAGAATTTATTATCTCTATGATATATTTATGTGGATAATTCAAAAAGTGCCCAGCTCTTAATGCTTCTCCTAATATTTTGAATCTTTCATCAGAATAACTATCAATATATCTGCATGTATAAGGTTTAAAGCCACATTTTTCTTTTTCAAAATATTCAGGAATACTTTTAAAGCTAACTATCTTATCCATCTTCTTCCTCCCAATCAGCTATATCTTGAATATTAATCATTGAATAACTCCCACATGAGCAACATTCATAATAATCTTCACTATATTTTTTTAAGATATTATCAGTAGTTTCTTTTTTTAAGTTTATCTTAACTATTGCAGTAGTTCTAACTCCTACCTCTTCTCTACACTTTTTACACTTCCCCATTTTCATCACTCCAAATTTTCTATTTTCTTTTTTAATTCATGCAAACATTTATCACATAAACTTATTATAGTTCCACTATTTCCAGTATCTTGTCTTATTGATAAAATATTACTTTCAATTTTACTACCACAACTATTGCAAAAATTACCTAATTGTCTATAATTAATTTTTTCTTTTTCTTTGCTATTTTTATTTAATATTTCAATCATTTTATCCTCCTATTTTCCATACTTTGAACATCCTCCCGACGTCAGCAAAATGTTCAACTTTAGATTTTTACGACTGTTTCCAAAATAGAAATAGTCGTTATTCCTTTGTTTATAAACTTGTTTTTTCTTTATCTGTAAAAATCATAATTTCTTTTTTATCTCTATAACAAATATAACTAACGATTTTTTCAGCTAAATCATCAACAACTTTATCGTCTAGTTTTACCATTTCTCCGTTTAATTCAAAAAAACTCCATCTTTATTAATATTTATGTTCAGCATTACTCCTCCTTAAATGCTTGAAAGTGTCCTTTATATATTCCTTTCAATTCTTTCACTTGTTCAGAATTTAGATAAATTCCATTCAAGTGATATTTCTTAATAAAATCAATCCTACTTATGCAGTTATCAGCTTCATCATGATGTTGCCGACACAAGCACATCACTCTATAATTAAGGCCTGTATCACTTTTATATCCACTTGTTCCGACCCTATCAAAATGTTGTAACTCTCCTTCTTTACCACATATACAACAAATCTTTTTCTTTAAAGTTGCATATATAAAAACATCATGATAATCTTGAGCAAATAAATCTCTTATTTCCATTCTAAGTGGTATCTCCCAATAGATAGCCATTTCAAATAACCATTTGACAAAATCATTAGCTTGTTTCTGTGTTAGTGCATTCAATGACAAGCTAAAGCCTCCGTTTTGAATTGCTAGGCTCTGTAATGCTTTTATTACATTGCTAGTCAATTCATCTACTGTTAGATTATCCTTATTCATTAAAGAAGAAATTAGGAATGCCTGAGCGTTTTTAACAGTGTCAAAACCATTATAGATTTTTACAAATTTAGCTTTCATTACTTCTTTAGTGTAAGCTAATTCTATAAAACTTGGTTTTGCTCCTGCCTCATTACCTTGCCAAAAGTTAGCAAAATCATCTAAAAGCCAATATATTAATTTTTGTGTTTGCCTAGTGTATCCTAATTTCTCCATTTAACTACTCCTTAATTTTAGTTTTCATAAATAAGTACCAGTCCAGGTTGTGAATCTTTAAATACTATATTTTTACCATTTTCCATTACAACAGTATAATTATAACCACCATCAATATTTATATTTTCTTTGATTTCTTTTACTTTTTCTCCATATTTTATGTTCATAGAATCCATTTGTCCTGTTACTTTTTCAATAGAAAACATTAGTTCATAATATGGTAAAGTTACATTTAATTGAATTATTTTTTTCATTTTCTCCTCCTAGAATGGAAATTCATCAGAATTCTGATCTGTTTCGTTTGCTCCTTCTTCTGTTCCTTTGTTTTCATTTTTTTACTACCGCAAAACTCAACTCTTTGAATTAATACAGATGTTTTATATTCTCTTTTGTCATCTTTTTCAAAAACATCTACTTTCAAATTTCCTTCAATTAGAATCTCTTGACCTTTTGAAAATCTTTCAGCAATAATTCAGCTGTTTTTTCAAATGCTGTACAATTTATAAAATCTGTGCTTTTATTATCTTTGCTATATCTATCAACAGCAACATTAATACTTGTGTATCCTATTCCAGACTTCCCAAACAGTAAGGCAGGACTATTAGTAATCCTACCTTTTAAAAAAACTTTATTCATTTATTTCTCCTTTTAAGTTTTTTAGAATGTTAAAAAGAATTTCTTTAAATCTTTCAACACTTATGATTTTTCCTTTTTCTGTTTCTGCATTTTTATACATCATAAATGTTTCAGAAAATTCAGTACACCAACCATTACCTTTTTCTTGTAAAGTTTCTTTGTATAACTCAGAATTACAAATTTCATCATAAATTTGTAGTTTTTCTTCATCTGTCAAATCTTTTAAATATTTCATTTTTTATCCTCCTATTTTCTTTAATTCGTTATATACTTTTCTAAGTTCTTCGATAGTACAATCTAACAAGCTATTTTTATTGAATTTTTCTATCATATCAAAAACTTTTTCTGATTTTTCTTCTGTATCAGCTAAAGCATTTATCATATCTATAGCTTTTTTAAATTCTGTTTCAGTTGTCTTTTTAGATTTATTATTAGATGCATCATCTTTAAATTGTGCTAAGTCTTCTCCTACATATAAAGGAAGTCCTATCCCAAACATTGCTATATTCTTGGCTAAACATCTCATAATATTATCATTAACTTGTCTTGAATTAGGCTTAGCAATTGCATTATGTTTGTTATCCATTATTGGTAAAAACATTTCTTTTGTTTCTCCAAACATTGTTACTTTAGTTTTTACTATGTGGACATCTCCACGGCTAAAAAATGGCATTCCATCATTATCTTGTACTATTTCATAATTCATTGCAGGGTCTTTATCCATTGCTAACTTGTAAGCAGTTGCCCAACTAAGATATGAAAGTCCTTTATAGTCTTGTTCTACATGGGGATTAATATTAATCCCATATAATTCATCAAATATTTCTTTTTTCATTTTCTCCTCCTAATCTTAATCTTCCCAATCAGCAATCTTACTTATTTCTATTTCTTCATCTTCATTACCACATTTACAACAATGTATATACGGATGAATGTTTCTAACATTTAATGTATCTTTTTTATAATCAAAGTCTCCATTCTTTTTTAAATCTAGTTCTATATAACCATCTATTTCAACTTTAAAATGAGTACCTCCACATTTTTTACACTTCCACATTTTGTCCTCCTACATTAAATTATCAAAGTCATATAGCTCAACATAATTCATATAAAGTTTATAAACTATTTTAAAAATCCATTTGATTTTATATTTAACAATTTCTTTCAACTCAGCTTCTGCATATTTATCTTTAACAATCATTTATATTCCCCTCCCAAAGTTCTAAAACTTGTATTATTGCTAGGGCTCTCTTTAATAAAAGCCCTTTTAATTCTTCTTTATTCCAGTATTTATCTAAAATAGTTCCTTTTAACATTTTTACTCCTCCTATTCTTTTTCTATCCATTCTATTTCTAACAATGCTAATTCAAGTCCTCCATTAATTCCTATTTTTGTATTGTTTGAAATATCCTTTTTTTTCATTTCTTCCATAACTTTTTTTATATTTTCTTTTAACTTGTCGCTATCTATAAGCATAATATCTAGCCTCCTTAAATATTTGAGTTAGCTGAATCTCATAATCTGTAAATAAGCTATTTAAGTTTTCTAGTTTATTTACTAAATCATTTATATCTTTTAAAATAAAAGTTCTTTCGTGCTGATCCTCGTATCTATCATTTAAACTCAATGTTATGAAATTATCAGAATAGTCTGTATTATCATAATTTAAACTTAAATTTCTATATCCATCTTGGTAATATACTTCTAAAGAAGCTTTTAAATCTATTTTTTCTTTAAAATGTTCTTTTAATACATCAGCTAAAAATTTTCCTTTATATTCAGCTTTTATATCATAATCTTGAGTAAATATAACTAATTCCCAGTATTGAGAATTGAAGTTATAGTTTATGTTAAATGCTTCCTTATCTAATCTTTCAAATGCTTTTACTAATTTCATCTCAGATCCTCCTAATTTTCTAAAACCTATTTTAATGATTTAAGTTCTTTTATTTCTTTTTCATATTTTCCTAGTTCTTATACTTTCAAAAAACTTTTATACTTTTTGTATAAGATGAACTTAAAAAAAATAGAGAGTTAAAATTCAACCTATAACTAATTATACAAAATGTATAAAGAAAAGTCAAGATTTTTTTTACATTTTGTATAAAATATTTTATAATTATAAAAAAGGAGGAGTTGCATATGGAAAATAAATCAGAATTTGCAATATTTTTAAAAAATTATATGGAGAAGCATGAGTATAAACTTGAAGCCTTTGCAGATAGAGTGGGATATAGTTTTGGATTAATAAGCCATTATATTAATGGTAGAAGAAGTCCATCATATAAATTTATAAGAGAATTTTTTAAAAAATTTCCTTTAACAGAAAAAGAAAAAATTGAAGTTTTAGAAATATTAAAAAAAGATAAGTTGCCAGAAGAAATTATGGAACTTGAGAATTTATCTAATCCTATGTATAGAGAATTGGATAGTAGAGGAAGAATGCAATTCAAAGAAATTGTTGAACAATCATCATTAATGTTTAATGATGAAAATATTTCTGAAGAAGATAAGCAAAAGGTTTTATTGGCTATTCAAGATGCTTTTTATGATGCAAAGCAAAAAAATAAAAAAAAGAAATAGCTAGGTGATTAAATGAATATAAAGCTAAGAGTTTTTAATTTGATTACAAAATATAGAACAAGAAACCCTTTTAAATTAGCTAATTCATTGGGAATAATTATAATATTTAGAGATTTAGGGGAAGTTAGGGGGTTATTTAAAAAAATTTTAAAAAGGAGATACATATTCATAAATTCAAATTTAAGCGAGTTTGACCAAAGAATAGTTTGTTGCCACGAGTTAGGACATGCTATTTTACATTCATCAAGTGAATATCAATTTTTAATAGATAATACAAGGATATTAAGAAAAAGCAGACTTGAGGATGAAGCAAATTTATTTGCAAGTTATCTATTAATATCAGATGATGAAGTATTTGAAGAGTATGAATTTAAAGAAACAGAAACAAATTTTTTGATGTTGCAAGAAATAAAAAGATTAAGGAGGGATATTTAAAAACATTAATAAAAGTGCTATACTTTTTTATATAAAAAAAGTAAAAAAGGAGTAGTAGTAAAAATGAAAGAAAATTTAGATAAAAATACCACTATTAAAGAAATAGTTAAAAGATATTTAAAACAAGAAAATATTAGCGTTTATAAGTTTTCAAAAGAAAGTACATTATCGGTAAAAACTATTAAAAAAATATTAGAAAATACTACTAGTAATTTTAATAAAAAAACATTAGAAAAATTATACTCATTAAAAAAATTAAATTTAAATGATAAGAAGTTTATTAAAAATATCTTAGATAAAAAAAATAATTCAAAATTAGAAATAAAAAATAATAAAGCTTATGAAAATATTTTAAATAAAATGGAAGATTTAATTGAAGAAAATGAGATGCTTAGACAAAAAGTTAATATGTATAGTATCAGTAAAAAAGAAAATTTAGATTATATGTCAAAAAGAAAAGTTGGAGCTTTTGGCAGTGATTTAGAAAGCAATAGTCTTTTAATAACAAAAATTTGGGATTTTAATGAAAATATTTCAAAACAATGGGCAGATGTTAAACTTCTGCTTGATATAAATAATAAAGAAAAAACAAAAAAAATGAAAAAAGGTTTAAAAAGTATAGCAACTGATTTAAAAAAAATTGTAGATTATCTAGAAAATATATATTTTGATTCTTCTGAAATAGAAGAAACCGAAATAATAAATATGGAAGAAAAGGAGTAATTTATATGGAATTAGAATTAATTTTAAACCAAATGAACTTGGAAAATATTGAAGGGAAAATACAAAGTTTATCTTCAGTGTATGAGAAAACACCTTCAGATATAATAAAAACTGGAATTTTAACTAATATTGCCTTTGAAACATTACCAAATTATAAAAATTATAAATATATCATTTCAGGAATAACACAAGCAAGAATGATAAAAGGTGTTCACAGTTCCAGAAATCATATTAATAGCCAAATAGATAAAATTTTAGAATTGTATGAATTAAATGAAATAAATGAGGATATATTAGATATTGCATCTAATCTAGTAATTATAACATTTGATGACATTTTTTCTAATGCTGGGGAAAAAACAAAAAGGAATTATTTAAAAGCACTAGATGATCTTGACTTTTTGTACATAAATTTAAAACTTGCTGTAAAAATTATTGCTGAAACACTTAGAAGGAATGATATAAGACTAACTAACATGACATTACAATATGTCACAGATGCAATAAAAAGAGAAAAGAATAATATTGCAAATGAGTTTATTCAAGCATATGGAACAGGTGATGAATTTCAAATATTGGAAGCTAAAAGAAATTATCATATTAAAATAGAGAATATGTTAGATAATTATTTTAAAAAAATTACTTATACTCATGAGGATGCTCAACAAATAGGTGAAGAAGGCACAATAGTTAAAGTTTTAGGAGAGCCATTTTTAAATACAATAACAATGATTTTATTACATGATATAAATATAAAAATTAAAAATAATAATGGACTTCAACTGAATTTTAACAATATGCAATCATACTAAGATGATAAATAATTTATACCACTAAAGCCACTGTTTAAAGTGGTTTTTTTATTTATAAAAATATACTTGATTTTTACTTATACATTATGTATAATTATATTAAGGAGGTTTTTATGAAAGTGAATAAAAAAAAATTAAAAGATAAATTAGAAAAAATTAGCTTTTCTGACTTAGCAAAATTTTTAGGAGTTACAAGAGCTAATATTTATTATCATTACAACAATTTGAAACAAGGAAAATTAACTTTAAAACCAGATATCATAAAAAAAATTTCTTTTTACTTAGTAGATAGAGAGGACTTTTTTTTTGAATAAATCTTATACAAAAAGTATAAAACTCTAAGGCTAGTCCTTAGACAAATAGCTATAAGATCCTTGCTCACTGCTCCCCTCAAAAGAAGTGAGTTCCTCCCTTATAGCTATCTGTGTAAGAACTAATCTTACAAACATTCTAGAGTGTAAACAAGCTAGTGGTTGAGCGAGGAGCTGTAATTTATAGGATAGTAATATCTGAATTTTAAAGCTAGTCACACCGTTGTCCGTGTGGAAAAGAGGCAAATATAAATTTTAACAGTTTTGTGAAAGTATAAACTGTTTATCTTGTGATTTATTCTAACTTAGAGATGTCAAGAACGGATCTAAGGACAGTATAGCTAGCTGAATAAGTCACAGGATATAAAACTTTGTTGATTGAATTGGTAGGGCTTGTTCATCACCTTGGCAGGTTCTTATGTCCAAGCTCTACTAATTGAATTAATAAAGAGAGAACAGCCAAGGTTCTCCAAAAACTGCAGGAGGTTAAAATGAGATTTTCAACAACACTGAATAACCAAAAATGTATGGAATGGGAGTTAAATGCAACTCAAGGTGTATTAATTGCTCTTTTATATGAAGCTAATGCTTGGGCTAATGAAGAAATAATTGATGATAAGACTTATTATTTTGTATCAAGAAACTTAATCTTAAAAGAATTACCTATGTTTTTTGAAAAATCTGATACTGTATATAGAAATTTAAAAGTATTAGCAGAAAAAGGAATAATTGAATATATAAAACATAAAGGAATGGATTTAATAAGATTAACAGAAAAAGGTAAAAGTTGGAATTTTATTGAAAGCAATTCGGAAAAATCTCCGAATTTTGATAATAACTCGGAAAAAAATCCGAGCGAATTCGGAAAAAAATCCGAAAATAACTCGGAAAAAAATCCGACATATAAAGATACTAATATACAAAAAGATATAAGTAAAAATAAAAAAGAAAAAAATAAAAAAGAAAAAAATAAAAAAGAAAAAAAGCCAAATGAGATTCAGGAATTTATAAATAATCTTAGTGAAGATAATGAATATAAAGAGCTTCTTTTTAAATACATTGAATATCGTAAGAATATTAAAAAGCCAATAAAGACTGTACTGCCTATCAAAAAAATAGTTAAAGATTTTCCTAATTGGTTTGTTTTAGATGAAGCGATTAATATTGCCATGGAAAAAGAATGGACTGGGCTAGAGCCTGAATGGGTAGAGAAACATAAAAAGTCTAAAGCTTTTAATAATAACACTGAAAGTAAAATTGCTGAAAGTAAGGACACAAGCCATTTAAAAGTTGATGATAACTACATAGACCAAATGAAAGAGAGGTACGGATTATAATGACTAGCCAAGAATTTAATACAAGTTTTAAGAAATTTTTAGACTATTTCCCAACTAATGATATGACTATAGAAAAAACAAACATATATTGTCTCGCTCTAAGTTCTTTAAGTGTAGAACAGCTAGATAAGGCTTTTATTTCTATGATTAGAAATAGAGTTTATAAAAGTTTTCCACAAGTTGCTGAAATTATTCAATATGCTACTGGAACTACTGAAAGTAATTTAGATGATAGGGTAGTTTTAGCCAAACAGCTTCTAAAAAATGCACTAATTAGATATGGAAGCTATACATCAATAGAATTCGAGGACAAAGGAATTCATGCAGTTATAGACAGTTTAGACGGTTGGCAAAATCTTTGTTCGATGTCTACTGATGAACTAGATAAGTTCTTAACTTTTGAATTTGCTAAAGTTTACAAGGCTTACACAAGAAATAATTATGAAGTGAGTAAGTATTATCTAGGATATTTTGATGTAACTAATAGGACACAAACTATAAACAAAATTGGTTATAAGGATATGGGAAAAACATTAACTTTAGTTACTCCAAACACTCAAAAAATAGAGTATAAAAGAGATATTGAAGCTGATAAAAAAGGGATAAAACAAATAAAAGAAGTTATAGAAAATATAGGAGGATAAAATGAAATTTATAATAACAATAGATTTAATAAAAATATTTTGTATTTATCTTTTTGGGTGTATTTTAGATTTCTTTATATGGTTATTTATAAAAATAAAATATTATCTTGAATGCAGAAAAAAATATAAAACACTTAAAAATGGGCATAAAATTTTTATTAATAAGGATTTTGTAACAATAATTTTAAGTTGGTTATTTATATGTTTTATATTTATTGAATTTTTAGAATATTTAGATAAAAAATACAAAAAGAATTTTAAATATCTAAGAATTAAATATTTATTAAGAGGATGGAATAAAGAAAAAGTATTAGAACAATATTTTTATAATAAATACTATTATGAAATCAAAGAAATATCTAATAAAAAAATTGTATATAGAATTAAAAATGATGAGTTATGTGGTTGGAAATATTCAAGCGAAAATCTTAAAAGTTATACAGAAGATTTAACTGATGAAAACATAAAAGAATACTTTGATTGGGAAGAAATAGAATATTTTAAAGAATGTTATAAAGATGTAATAATAGAAAGATTTATTAAAAAATATAAATAGGAGGATGTTATGAGGAAGTTAAAAAACAAATTTATTCGTTCAGAAGAACTATCAAATAAATGGGATAAGTCTTTTTATAGAATAGAGGACATTTTCATAGGAGTTTATAGATATAAAAGTTATATAATTTGCTTTGATAAATTTTATGATGAAAAGAAAAAGCAATTATTAAAGCACATTTCCATTAGTCATAAGACTAAAAAATCTTTAAAAATAAATAAAGAAATTGAGTTTATAATTGAGCATTTTATTGGTAGAAATTTTGAAATAGAGGAGCCAATATTCACAGATATAGTTTTAAATATATACGAAAAAATAGTTGGAATTTAAGGAGGAGAAAATGGTACATAAACAAATACAAACAAGGGATTATTTAAGAAGTTTTGTAACTAGAGTTAATAAAGAAGCTGGAGTTACTTTTAATGCTTCTAAGCTAAACAGTAAAGAAGAGTGCGAAAAATATATTTTAAATTTAATTAAAGATTTAAAAAATAATTCAGGAAATAACAAGGCTTACATAAAAGAAATTAATGAATTAAAAGAAGAAATTGAAATTTTAAATGCAGGAAATAAAAGGCTTGAATCTGAAAGAGCGTTTTATATAACACAAGCAGAAGGAGCAAAAAAAGCGAGGGAAATAGAACAATATTATAGGAAATTTAATAAAAATATGGCTGATAAGTGGGAAACTGCTTATAAATTTCAAGAAGGTAAAAATAAAATTATAAGAGATTTTAATATTTTTCTAAGTTTTGTTATAGTTTTAGAAGCTCTTTCAATAGTTATGTTACTATGGAAGTGATCCCAATGAAACAATGCTATACAATACCATATAAGCCAGACAGTGCAAATACTCATTGGAGAAGAGGAAGGAATGTAACATATCTTAGTAAAACAGGGAGAGAGTTTAGAAACAATGTTCAATCATATATGAAATTATATAATTATAAAACTTATGAAAAAAGAGTAAAAGTAAAACTAGATCTGTTCTTTGCAGATAAAAGAGCGAGAGATTTAGATAATTATTTTAAATCTGTACTTGACTGTTTCAAAGGTTTCTTATATGTTGATGATAAACAAATAGATAAGATAGAAGCAACTAAGCACACAGGAGCAGGGAAAAATTACTTTATAATTGAAGTGGAGGAATTGAAAGAATGAGTTTAGCAAAAATTAAGCATATACCATTTTTAATAAAAAAATTAGGAGATGGAGAGTACAGAATAAAAATAAAAGAGGGTAAGATCCAAATTTTCTCTAAAAATAAAAGATATGAAAATGAAGAAATAAAAAAAATTATTGAAGAAATCAAAGAAAATGAAAAAGATGAGTACTAAAAACTCATCTTTCTATCTTTTATTAGATTTTCAAGTTCTTCTAAATCTTCTATTTTAGCAAATTCTTTTATAAACCTTTTTGCGTTGCTTTTCATAGCAGATATTTTTTTCTTTTCCTTAGCTTCTGGATGTTTTTCAAGGTATCTTTTATCAGCTTCTTTTTGCTGCTCCATTGTTTTATACCCTTTTCTTTTCTTTTCTTCCATTTTACCCTCCTTAAATTATAAGGGGCTTTTTTACCCCTCAATTATGTAATCATCATATAAACAACTAAACTTATTGTTATCTTGAACTCTAAACATTTTATTATTTTGATTATACATTCTGATTAAATGTTCTCTATATTCTCCAGTTACTGTAAATGGTGTTTTTACTTGAGAGCAGTACCCACTATCTAAGTGAGTACATATTATTTTAATTTCATTGTTATTTAAAGCGTTTATTATCATTTTTCTTGTGATCTTTTTCATTTTTACCACTCCTTTTATACTCTATTAAATTTTTTTTCAACTGAGGCAGGTTTCCAAGTACCTGCCATACATTCATCATAATTTTTAGCTATTTCTATTTGTCTTTTTATAGCTTCAACATCTTCTCTAGAATGGAACATTTCAAATAATATTTGATATCCTTCTAATTCAATTGGTTTTGAATTGTATACAAGTTCATCACTTACATATATTTTCCCAGCTTCATCTCTAAAAAATTTAACTCCTAAAAAATTGTGGTTCATTAATTCTAACATTTTCATCACTCCTTGATTTTACTTGATTTTTTATTTAAGAAGTGATATAATCTAAGTAGTTGAAGCTAAGATTAAATCACTCTTAGTTTACCCCTCAGAAGAGGGGGGATAAATTACTTTTCCTTTTTAGTAATTGTAATTGTTAGTGTCCAGCTCCCAATCACAATTTTAAATTGGATTTTCATTTTATCACCTCCTTTTCCCTTGAGGTACTTTAATGATATCATAGGTTTAAAACTATGTCAATACTTTTTTTTAAATATTTTTGTAGAACTAAAAAAGTCCAATAATATCAATGAAAAAAAGTGTAAAAAATTTTTAAAAACAATAAAATATTAAATATCTTACAATCAAAATTAATAAATTTTAAAAGTAGATGGGATATATAAGAAGAAGTTTATAGAAATATAAGCAACTTTTTATGTATCTCATTTTTTTATTTTTTTCTAGGAGGTTTTAAAAGATGTGAGTACAAGAGAAGAAGTTTATAAGTTAATAATAGAAAAAAAAGATAATAAAGAAATAGCAGGAGCATTAAATATAAGTGTAAGAAGTGTACAGCTATATAGAAAAGAATACGAAAAAGATTTGAACAAAAGCGAAAGCGAAATTAAAAACGAAAACGAAAGCGAAAAGAAAAAACAAAAAGAAAAAGCAAAAGTTTTAATTGAATGCGGAGCAACTATAAAAGAAGCTAGTGAACAAACTCGAACACATATAAGCAGCATTAAAAGATTAAGCAGTAAAGAAAAATTACAAGTTAAACAGTTAGACTATTTAAAATCTTTTAGAGAGCAATACAGAGAAGAAATAACAAAGAATAAGAAAGACAGATTAAATCTTAACAATATAGCAAAAGAGAAAATAGAATATACTTTAAATCTTGCAGAAGTTATAACTAAAGCAACTCAGGAATTAATTAAATTAAATGAACAGACTGAACAAGAAATATTTGAATTAGATAGAATTGAAAGACTTGAGAAACTTGAGCTAGAAAAAAATAAATTCAAAAATGAACTGCTATGTGATTTTACTGAGAAGCTACAAAAATTATCTGATAAAGATATATTAAAAGTTTTAGAGTTTATAAAATCTTTAGAGAGTGATACGAATGAAGGCATTAATTGAGTTATTAGAAAAAGAATTGAATAACAGAAAAGAAAAGAAAAAGAATGCTTTAGTTTTTAAGCCTAGAACTTATCAAAAAGATATCATAGATTTATATGATAACTACAATTACTTTTTATTGTGTTGGTGCAGGAGAATGGGGAAGGATCTACTAGCTTTATATTTAGCTTGTAAACAATGTATAGATGTTTCTAATAGTGTTATTTACTATGTATTTCCAACAATGAAGCAAGGTAAAATGATGATACTTGATGGATACAGTAACAGTAAAAAAAAGATAATAGATGAAGTTATAGATAGAAATGTTTTAGACTTACCTCTAAAATCTGATAAGCTCTATCATTCTGATAACACAATTAGATTTAAAAACGGATCAAAAATTTATTTTGTTGGATCACAAGATGCTAATAATAAAGTTGGTGGAAACCTAGATTTATTAGTTATATCAGAAATGGCATTAATACAAAACAAAGATATAATGATGTATCTAATACCTTCAGTTGTGAATATAAAAGGTAAAATAATACTTGTAAGCACTCCACGTTTTGGTAGTGAGTTTAATAGAATGATAGAAGAAAGACCTAATAAATGGTATATCGATGTCTTAAATGCTTTAGATAGTAGAGCAGTTGAAGAAGATGGAACTAGAGTTTATACAGATGAAAAATTAGAAAATGTTAAAACTTTAATGAGTGAAAGTAAATTCAAACAAGATATATTATGTGATACAGATGTAGCAAATGAGAATGCTATTTATGCAGCTAGTTTATTAAAAGCAGAATGGATAAAAGAAATAAATTTATCTAATAAAAAGTTATATGTTAGTGAGGATCTGGGGATAAATGATAGTACAGCCTTAGTATTCACAATAGATAATACTGTAATTCATCATTATGCTGCAACAGATAAAGCAACGATACATTATATAGAGTACATAAAAACATTTATGAAAGAGCACAATATAAGAGATGTAGAGATTATACTCCCTCATGACGCTAGAAATAGGCAAGATGCTATTGACTATTTAACAAGCAGAAGAGAAGCATATAGCAAACATTTTAGAGATGTTAGAGTATTAAGAGCTTATGAAGTTAATAAGACAATAGAGATTACAAGACACAGTATAGAGCAACATAAAATTAAATTCTTAGACTGTGCAAGTGTTAGAGATATGGTAAGACTTATGAAAGCGTATGAGTGGAAAATAGATAACACTACCGGGGAAAATCTAAGAATACCAGTACATGGGAGAGGACTTGCAGCAAGTAACACATGTGATGCAATTGAATATTATTGTATGCGAATGTTTTTAGAAGTATATGAAAAAAATATAAAAGACTTAGATTGGGGAAGTTATGAGAATTAAAAAGCTTAATCATAATGAAATAAATGAGATGGAAAGCAAAATTAATAAATTAAAAAGTAAAGAATATTATAAATACTATTTTGACGAAGGAGAAAAAATAAATGCTCCTGATTCAGCTTACTTATTAGATAAAAAATACTATATTGATTTTACTTATTATGATGATAATTGTTTTTTTGGAATTATAAATCTTAGTAAAAATAATTACAATAAGAATTCTTATTATGAATTAATGAAATTATTTGATGAGAGATTACAGCATTATAAAAAAATAAATATGTGGTGTTTTAAACAAAATAAAACTGCTTACAACTTTCATAAGCATTTAATAAAAAAATATAAAACTAAACATTATGAAAGTGAGAAATATTCTATATTGGAGGTATATCTATGATATTTTTGAATTTAAAATATAAGTATGAGCAAAAAATTTATTGTAAGGGTGGTGGAGGTTTTGGTGGAGCATTAAAAAAAATTGAAAAAGGTGCTAGTAAATTGGCGGGAAATTTAACAGGAGGATTAATAGGAAAATCAGATGCACAAAAAAATCAAGAAAGAATGTTAGAACAAGCAAAAGATGATGCTGCAAGACAAGAACAGCAATATGCTGCACAAGTAGCAGAAGAAAATAGAAGGAGAAAAGAAGAAGCAGATAGAGCAGAAGCTGAAGCAAGAAGAGCCAGAGAAGAACAAGCTAGACTACTAAGAGAAGCAGAAGAAAAGAGAAAAGCTGAAAATGATTTTAACCAAAGATTAGCACAAGATATAGGAACTATTGCTAAAACAAATGTTGATCAAAATTTTAATCAACAAAAAACAACAACTGTAGATTATTCTAATTCTACTAATGATTTTTCAAGAAAAGAAGATGATGAAGATATTGATAAATTAAAGAAAGCTTTTAAAAGAAAGCTATAAGGTGATTTTATGATACTTGGAATAACAAGAGAAAAACTGGAATACTATTTTGATAATGCAAAAAAGTACAAAGAAGATATAAGAGGAGTATACAACGAAGTATATGAATACACTGACGTAAATTTTAGTATTAAAGATAGTGGAACAATTGAGAAGCAAAGTAATAGAGGTGTAGAAAGTGTTATTTTAAAGAGCGAAAATTTCTTGTGTAACTTTATAATGTCATCAATTTTTTCTAAATCTGGAAGATGGGCAACAGTAAAAGTAAATCAAGAAGCTTTAAAAAAAGTATCTGGTGTAGATGGAGCAACTGCTGAAACACAAGAAAATGAAATAAATAAGGTATTAGAAAAAAATTCAGATACAGTTTATTTCACTAATGATAATACTAACTATTATACAGAAACATCAAAATCATTGCTAGATTGTATAAAAGTCGGAACAGGTATAAGGAAGATTATAGAACTAAAAGATAATACTAAATGTTTTACTTATGCTTATCAAAATTTAGATAATATATATATTTTAGAGGACAATTTAGGAAAACCTAACATTATATTTAAAGTATATGTAGAAAAAAACCTAAACGATATTAATGATTTATTTGGGCATTTACCTATTTCAGCACCAAATGGCTTAAACGAAGAAAAGCTAGATGAAAAAATAAACATTATCGAGTGTGTTATCGGAGTATTTGATGAAAATACAAGTGCATATAAATATTATCGTGGACTTTATACTGAAGCTTTTGAACAAATGTTATATGAGGGAGAATTAAATTATAATCCCTATACAGTGTTTAGATGGAAAGTTAATAGCTCGAATCCTTGGGGAATTGGTATAGGTTTAGAAAACTTAGATTTATTCAAAGAATTGAAAGATTTAAAAGAAAAAAGAAAAAAACATGCTGAAAAAATTGTTAGTCCTCCATTAAATTTTTATGGAAGCATCGATTTAATAAATAAAGTTAGTTTAAAATCTGGAGCAAAAAACTATGCTGGAAGTGGAATAGGTGGAGATAGATATGGAGTAGAGCCTATAAATATAGGTACTAATCTTCTACCAGTTGAAAGAGATATTGAACAAGTAAAGCAAGATATAAAAGAAATATTTATGGCACAACCTTTAGGAGATGTATCTGATACAAAAAATAGATCTGCTACAGAAATGAGTTTAAGACATGAGATGTTTAGAAAAGAATTTTCTGGAACTTATGAACTCATCAACACTGAATTACTAGAGCCTACATTTATGAATGCTTATTATATTATGGATAGCAAGGGCTTACTAGATACAGAAGAAAATGAAAGTTATATAAATATTTCACAAATTCAATATGTAAACGAACTTACTCGTAATGCTGGAAGTGATGAAGTTATAAATACAATTAATTTTTATATGACATTATCGCAAGTTGTACCTGAAACACAAAGACAATTTATTTTTAAAATAGATGAATTGATAGACTGGGCAAGTAAGAAAATGAGAGTACCATTAGATGTATTAAATAGTAAAGAAGAAATAAAACAACTGATAGCACAGCAACAAGAGTTAGAACAAATGCAAAAAATGGCTATGGTCCAAGAAGGAATTGGAAAACGTCAAGACGTAGGTATAGGAGAAGAAATCAAGGAAAGTATGGGTGTATTTAATGGAACATAGAAATGAATATCAAATACTTTTAGATAAATTTACTGGTAATAATGATTTATATAAATTACTAGAAGAGTGCTTACTTGAAGATGAGAGGAATAGAGAAAGTACTTATCTAATGTCTGGAATATATCCAGAACGAAGAAATTTAATAATGAAATTAATGACAGATTTAAAGTTTAACGAAGAAAAGGAGGCTAATTAATGGAAGATGAAATACTAGAAAACATATCAGAAAGTGGTGAAACTCTAGATAATACTGATAAAAATTTAGAAAACAATAATGAAGCTGACACTGATGTAGAAGAAAAGAAACCATTTACTGTGGATGATATAGAGTTTACAGAAGAATATAATTTAGGTGGATATGATTTTTCCAAATTCAAAGGAAGAATAGATGAAAGCTCTTTACCTTATATAGAAGAATATGCAAAGAGATATCAAGAGCAAGGTTTTACACAGGCACAAATTGAGTTTTTGATGGAAGAAAACTTATCAGAAACTCCAAAAGACAGAGATAGTATTATGAAAGAGTTAAATACTTCTTTAACAATGGAGGAAAAGCAAAGTTATAAATATACAGGAACACAATTAAGACAAGCACTTGATAAAAGCAATTTAGGTAAATATTATGATGAGATAATGACAAACCCTATTGCTTTCAAAGTAGTAAATGCACTTGTTAAAAATATGACTCCAGGAGCAAATGTAGGAGCAAAAACAGAAAGAGAAAGTAGAACATCTAGATTAACAGGTTATCAAGCAGTTGATAAATTTAATGAATACCTGAGAGCGAATATTGGTAATGCAGATGTTCAAGGGAAAGTAAAAGAATTAATGGAAATAATTGGAACAGAAGAAGATAAAAAATATTTTAAAGAAACATTAGGTTTATAGGAGGTATTAAATGGCAACAACAGCAAACACAAAACAACAACAATTCGCAACTTCAGTTTTAATGGCACAGGACACATTAAAAGCTAGTGGATTGAAAAAAATGGCAGAAAGAGGAAATGCAAAAGGTGGAGAATCTTATACATTTTACAGAAAGAAAAAAGCAACAGCAAAAGATGGAATTCCATCAATGTTCAACGGTTCTTTCACAGGAGAAGGTGGAGATTTTGATAAGTTTACAGCACCTATTGCACAAATTTCTTCACAAGACAAGTTAGCAGAAACTGACATGTTAAAGACAAAGTTAGATTTAAAATCACCAATAGTTTCATCAATGACAAATGCAGTTTTACAAAAAGAAGATGAAAAAATAATTGCAGCAATAGCAGCAGCTGGAACACTTGCAACAGCAGGAAAAAATACAAAAACAGTTGATGATATAGAAAATATCAAAATATTAATCCAAAGAGTTAGAAGTGCACATGTATGGGCTAAAAATGGTCTAGATCAAAAGAAAGGTGTAGCTATAGTAATGAATGAAGAAGATTATTCGGTACTTGCTTCATCTGAAATCTTTATCAATGGAGATTATCAAGCTGCTTTTGGTGGTGGAACTGGTGACACACCTTTAACATTCTATGGTGCTGAAATAATTATATCTGAACAAGTTGCAAAAGGAACATTCTATATAATCCCAAGTTATACATTTGGTTTCGCAGAATGGGAAAACTCTATAACTACAGATATGGTATTTATGCCAACAGACGGAAGAACTTGGCATCTTCAAATAACTAAATCTGTTGGAGTGGTAGTAATTGCACCAACAAAAATAACAAAATTCACATTTAAAGTTTAATCAATAAAGGGGTAAGGGGATATAAACCTCTTACCCTTTTTTAAAGGAGACAATATGGATTTTAAAACAGGTAAGCTACATAAAATTATAAGAGAATTTAAAAAAGGAAATGGAAGATATGAAATAAATGGTATTGACTTAGAAAATACAGTTTTTCTATATAGAGAAAAAGCAAGTCCATTTATTCCTATTCAAAAAGGTAATTATAGAACTGTATCAGATGGGAATGAAAACACATTGATTGTTGATGATTATATTAATAATAAAGCAGTTGAATTTCAAATAATATCAATTTTTAATGTAAATGCTTCTAAATATTTAGAGAAGTTCCCTGAACTAAGTATGGCTGTAGAGCATACAAACAAAATCGTAGATGATATAAATAACATAATAGATTATTTGAATAGTGTAGGAGTAAAAACTGATAGTAAGTATCAAACGCAGATACTAACACCATTAGAGCCTTCATCGACTTGGTATATGAATGCAGATGGAGTCATAGAAACTTTACCTCTTGATGATTTTAATAAAAAGTTTAAAGAAATTATAGAAAATATAAGTGAAACTGCTGATGAAAAAGCTCAAGAACAAGTTAGGAAAAGGCTTGAAACATTAAAAGAAGAAATAGAAAACTTTAAAAATACTAAAACATCTGAGATTCTAGAGAATATAACAAAGAAAGAAAATAACTCATTAAAAGAAATTGAAAAAATTAGAGATATTGCTAAAAATGAAATAAATATTGGAGTGTCATCAATAAATGAAACATCTTCAGAAGTTTTAGAAAATATAAAAAGCAAAAAAGAAAATTATATAAATGAAATAACTACAATTAGCAATAATTCAAAAAAAGAATTAGAAAGTAAAATGCCAGAGATAAACAATAAATTTAATGCTATTGCAGGTGGTCAACTTAATCCTAATTTTATTCAAGATACAGGAGAAAAAAGAGAAGGTCAATTTTATTTAGATAGAAATACAGGAAGATTACACAAATGCATTAAACCAACATCTAGTACAATTAATTCTGCAGAATTTTTTAAAGATTATTCATTGGAAGCTATTGTAAAAAATCTTGAAAGTTTAACAGAAACTGGTTCTAATGTTAATGGTACTTGGTTCAAAGATAGAAGAACTGGGTTAATAATACAATGGGGGTTTAAAAGTATTACTGTAACAAAAAATGATTATGAAGAACATATTATAGACTTACCAATATCTTTTACCAATGATTCTTATTGCACATCTATTACAAGAAATTACAATTATCACAACATCAGTGATGGTAAATGGAGCTGTATTCCTTTTACTGATAATAAAATAAAAATCTTAACATCTGGATATATATACAATTTTGGACAAGTTGATGGCTATTTTTGGGTAGCAATAGGGAGATAATTATGATTTATATTTACAAAAAAGATGAATTAATAGATACACTAAATTATGATATTAATGAATTTAAAAAAGAATGGTATCCAAATTTTCAAAAGGATATGAAAGTATATGATAGAAAATTTGAATATCCTATTTTTGAAAATGAAGAACTTAGAGAAATGTCTAAGGAAGAAAAAATAAAAAATGGAATAAATGTAATTTTAGAAGAAGGAGAAGTTATAGAAAATAATAACTTAATTAAAATATCTCAACCAAGTAAATATCATAAATGGATTAATAAAGAATGGGTACTAGATTTAAAAGAATTAAAATCACAAAAAAGAGATGAGCTAAAAACAATTAGAACAGAAAAACTTTATGAAAATATTACTGTAAATGGAGATACATTCCAGGTCAGAAAAGATGATTTGGATAACTTTTGGGAAGTTGATTATATGTTAGGAACTGGAGAAGTTACAGAAACAGACACAAGAAACTGGATACTTGCAGATAATAGCATAAAAACTTTTACATATTCTCAACTAATGAATGTTTTGACAGAGTTTATAAAAAGAAAAGCTGAAATATTTGAAAAGTTTGGAGTGCTTTCAATAAAGTTAGAAGCTTGTAAGAGTGTTGAAGAAATTGAAGCTATAAAATGGCAATAGAGAAGTTTAAAAATAAAAGATATATTCTTAATAGGCTATATGTTTTAAAACTCCTATATTAGCTTATTATTTTAAAAGGAGGAGCAAATGTTTAATTTATCAGGTATAAGTTTAGAAAAAATGAAAGGAGTTCATCCAAATGTAGTAAATTTTATAAAAGAGCTTATAAAAGAATCTCCATATGATTTTAAAGTTACATGTGGAGTAAGAACTGCTCAAGAACAAAATTATGAGTATCAAAAAGGAAGAACTATTTTATATGATAGCAATGGGAAGAAACTAAGTAAAGTTACTTGGTGCGACGGATATAAATTAAAATCAAAACATCAAATGAAAGCAGATGGATATGGATATGCGGTTGACATAGCTGTCTTGGAAAAAGAGAAATACACAGATCAAAAAACAGGAGAAGAAAAAGAAAAGACAGTTGCTAGATGGGATTATAAATATTATAAAGCCATTTATGATGTTGCTGAAAGTAAAGGTCTCATTGATAAATATGGAATAGTATGGGGTGGAAATTGGAAGCAAAAAGACTCTGTGCATTTTCAATTAGGAACAGCTGATAATGTTCAATTTAAAAAATAGTTAATGAACAGTCTGGCAAAACAGTTATTAGAAAAATTTTAGGAGGTATCAAAATGAGAAAAGTTGATGAATTAATTAACTTATTACAACAAGTGTACAAGATGGAATGTATTATGAAATTACGTATAATGCAAATAAAGACGAGATATATTTAGATGCTTACAAGAAATGGGAAAATAAATGTATTAAATTTTAAAGGAGGTTAAAAGTGGAAGCATTTATAGAAAGAATGGTTGTGGAAAAAAATGAATTACAAGATAGAGTAACAAAGTTAGAAAATTTTGTAAACGGAGAAAAGTTTAAAGAATTAAAAGGTTTGGAGCAAGTTTATTTAAAAGAGCAGCTAAAATTTATGAGAGGTTATTTAAGTGTGTTAAGACAAAGAATTAATTTTTATAACAAATAACAGGAGGATAAAATGCCAGAACTAGATGAATTTAATTTAAAATATTATGATGGTAAAGATTTCATTTTAGAAAAAGATTATAGATATATGATTGGAGATAAATTAATTCATATCCCTGCTGGTTTTAAATGTGATTTAGCTAGTGTTCCAAGAGTATTTAGAAATATTATAAATACTTACGGAGACCATACAAAAGCAGCAGTTATTCATGATTGGTTATATAGAAATGGTCATAATTTGGGAGTAAGTAGAAAGGAAGCAGATAAAGTATTTTTAGCAGTTATGAAAGAACAAGGGGTCGGTTTTTTCATAAGACAGTTAATGTATAGAGCTGTTAGAACATTTGGGATGTTTGCATACAAGGAGGATTAATGGAATTAGAAATCACTTTAACGTTATTAGGAATGCTTGGAACATCTTTAATTACAGTGGGTGGAGTTATCTTAGGCTATCATAATTATCTAATGAGACAAATTAACAAAAGATTAAAAAAAGAGACATATTATATAGATCAAGAAAAATTAGACAAGCAACTTGAAGAAATAAAAAACAGCTCTGAAAAACAAAAAAATGAAATAAAAGCAATGATATCCAAGTTAGGAGATAAGGTAGAAGCAGATTATCAAAAGATTTGTGACCATTTATTAAATTGTAATAGGAGACAAAATGGATAGAGGATCGATTATAAAAGATGTATTACTGAAGCTAGGAGAAAACACAATATATAATGATAACAAAAGCGGCATCTATGTAACTTGTGGAGAACAATTAGATAGTGTGGTAAACAATATTGCATATTCTTCTGCTTTTCTTTTCAATGCTATAACTGTAGAACTTACAAATTATGGAAAAGTTGATGATGAATACAGATTTAATAAACCTATTGATTGTTTAAATATTTTAAGAGCTAATAATGATTATAGATTAGAAAACGAATTTATATATTCAACTAGTGATAAAATAAAAATTCAATATTGTAGAAGAATAGATTTATCAGAAATTCCAGATAATTTATTCAATTTAATTGTAGCAATGACAGCTAGAAAAATGGCATTTGCATATAATACTTATAGAAAATCTTTAGAGCTTTTAACTAATGAAGTTACTTTATTGAAAAATGATGTAGTTTCACAACAAGGATTTCAATTCTGGGGTGATGAATGATGCTTATAGCTAGTAATAATATGTTTACATATGGAGAAGTTGGTGAAAGATTAGGTGGATTGAGGGAAAGTGAAATTTATCAGCAATCTGCTCAAAAAATAGAAAACTTAATAATAAATGAAATGGGAAATTTGAAGATAGCTAAGAAATTGGCTATCTCTAATTTTAACCATAATATTAAGGAAATAATTGATACTAAATATAATTTTTATATTTGTATTACAAACGATAATAAAGTAGCAACATATGAAAAAACTAACAATTCATTAGGAAGACAACTTTCTATTAATAATACAAATATAGGAAATTTTAGAATAGCTAAGATGTGTGACGATAAATTATTTGTAATTGGTCCAAATAATTATGTCTTTGAATTTAATAAGGATACTGGAGCAGTTGGAGTATCAAATTTTTTAAGTCTTATGAAATTACCAGTTAAGGATAAAGATCCTATAAGAATGGATATTTATAGAGCTTATAGAGTTGGCTCAGAAATCAGAGTATCTATACTAGGAACTTTTGAAAATCCGCAACTTGAAGTGTCTGCTGGAGTTATAAAAATGGCTGGAAGTAATATAGGACTTTCAAGAATATATAAAGAATATAAGGCATCTGTGTCTAAAGACAATATAGAAGGTGCTACTGATGGAATGACTTTTGGAGTTCTTCATAATTATAAAAATATAACTGGGAATAAAAATTATTATATTGGCAATTCATTATTAACTCTTAGTGGAGAAAAATATGATTCATTATATAAAGGGAATTATTTTACTTCATTTGGGGGAAATGGAACTGGGGATCTCACATTTGGTGAATTAATAAAAATAAATGAAAATATTACAACAATTGGAGTTTATCAAGATAGGTTAGTAATAATTAATAATGGATCTCTATACTTTTCTAAAAAATCAGATTATTTAGATTTTAGGAATAATACTCAATTAGATAGTGCTTTCTTTTTTAAACCAAATCCAATAGATAATATATACCCACATATTTATGATATGTATGTAGCTGATAAAATGTATATTACTACATCAAAAGGAGTTTATGTAGTATCGACAAATAACATATTAACATCAAATAGTTATAGTGTATTCATTGCTTCAGAATTACCTTGTCATGAAGAGTGTCAATATTCATATAAAAATAAAGGAGCTTTATTAAATAACGTATTCTATTACCTTACTGCAACAAATGATTTAAGGAGTATTGAGCAATTACCTAGTTCACAAGGAATAGAAAGTTATTCAACAACTCTTGTAGAAAAATACGAGATAAATTCTAAATTTGACAATATATTTAAATTAAAATATAACAATAAATACTACTTAGTTGCTTGTAGAAAAGAAAAAGAAATTATAGATAAATTATTTATGTATGAACAACTTGACTATAAAATGTTTAGAAGATACTCGTTAAACCTTCCAGAAAATACTAATAACATAAAAATAATAAATGGAATTATTTTAGGTGAAAATAAAATAATGATTGAAAGCGATGAAAACGTAGGTAAATCTATTCTAAGAATCAATCCACCATATTTAAAAACTAGAGAAGGAGGAAAATATAGTAACGATTATTCTTCAAGAGTTGTAAGAGTATTTATTAAAGTATTGAATGAAGATAAGGCAGCAATAAAGGGAATTAAGATTAATAATACTATGATAACTAAAAGTGCTATAGATGACGATTTATTTAGTGTATTTAAAATAGAAACAAGTTTTCAAATTTTAAATGGTTTCAATATAGAAATTATTTCTAATGAAAATAATAAAATATTTGAAATTTTAGGGATAGATATAAATATAGAAGTTGTAAGCGATTAAGAGGTGATTTAAATGATGGGATTAAAATTAATGAATCTTGCATTAGGAATTGGGCAAGGCTTTGGAATATATAAGCAAGGGAAAAAAATTATAAATGCAGGAGAAGAAGTTAAATCTATATACGGAAAGCTTGGAACTAAAGAAAAAGACTTGAGAGAAAGTTTTGAAAATAATAAAATTTCTATAAAAAAAATTAAAGAATATCAAGATGATCAAGCAAAAATACAATTTGAATATAATCAAAAAGAAATAGGTAGAGCTTTGGAAGGAAATTTAAGAGGAGTATTATCTGGGTATGTTTCTGCAAGAGAAAATTTGGAGCAAGAAATTACCAATATTAAAAGTAAATTAGCTTTTAATGATATAGAAAATGTTGAAAGTAGCTCTATACAAAATGATAGTATTAATAAACTTAAATTAGAAGCTAATGATAAAGCAAATACTCTTATACAAAATCAAACAAATGAAATAGATGAATTAGAAAATCAAACAAATAATTACTATTATCAAAGTGGATTAAATTATAATAAGACACAAGAAGGAATAAATCAAAATTATTTAACTGCATATAGCCAAGCTGAATTACAATTAAAAAGAGATTTAGCTCAACTAAATCAAACTATAGAAAACGGAAATATAGCAGGAGAACAATTAGTAAATCAAGGTTGGGATGCTAGAGTTGCTGGGATTAATGGAATAACTAAAACAATTTTAGATGCTGGAAAAGATTACTATATAAATAGATACAAAAATAAGCTTGGAATAGAAGAAAATATAAAAGAAATTCCAGGAACTTATAATAATGATAATAATTTTGAAAAAATATGGAAACACAAAAGCTTTGATTTTAAAGGTTTCGGTGGAATAGGAGGATTAAATGGCTAATGAATTTATAGAAAAAGAAATAATGAAAGAAAGAACAGGAGCAAATGTTTCACCTATAACAGTTGATACACAAAGTAGATTTTTATTAAATCCAACTAGTGTTGAAGGAGTAGCTGTAAAAAGTCCAGCTAAAATTCCAGTTCATGAAAATATGCTTTTAGAGACAATAGAAAAAATAGCAAAGGAAGCAGAACAATTAAAATTAAATAATGAAAAAAACTTGCTTGATTTATCAATAAAAAATAAAGAACTTGAATTTGAAGAAAAATGGGCTACTGTAAATAATAAATATGGTGATAGATATGAAGAATATTTAAAAGATTATGATGAAATGCTTAAATCAAAAAAAGAATTAGTACAAAAAAATAAATATATTGACATGAATGAAAAAACTCTAACTATGAAAAATTTAGATATTAATCATAATCAAGGCAGAATTAAGATGCAAAAAGATAGGAATCAATATTATGTAAAAGAACAAAATGATATAGCACTCGCTACATTAGAACAAAGAAGAATTATAGGATCTAAATATGGTTTAAACGATGATGAAAAAGCAAAAGAAAACTATACATATATGAGAGATACCATAGAACAAATTGCTAAACTTTCTGGAATGTCAGAAGAAGAAAAAATTGTAATGTTAGGTAAAAACATTGGTGGAACAGAAGTAGCAAGACTTAATAATAGAATAATGGAAATTCAAAATAGTTCTATGAGTCTTGAACAAAAGAAAGTTGAAATAAATAAAATAATAGCATATATGGATAATGAAAAAATTGTTAATGATTTAGTTGATACTACTATGGAATTTTACAAAGGAAATGATGAAAAAACAGCAAAAGAATATTTAAAGATTCAATTTGAAGGGGAAACTAAATCAGTCTTAAAAGGAATTAAATCTCAAATAATTGAAATTCAAAAAGAAGAAAAAAGAATAGAAAAAGAAAGAATTAGAGCAGAAAAACAAATGCAAAGATTATATCTGAGAAATCAAAAAATGAATCAAACTCTAAGAAGTGAAAAATATTCTGATGTAAGAAAGTCGTTTAAGAAAAGGTATGGAAGAGATATGACAGATGAAGATATAGCAAATGGTACAGTTGATTTTGATTGGGCTTCTGCTGGAGATTTAGATAATTATAATGAGGTAAACATATTTGACAAAACACAAATATCTAATTTAAGAAGAAATATTAATGCACAAATAGAAAATGGTAAAATGTCAGAGGTTGAAGCGAAGAATATGGTTAGAGATTATGCTGAAAAATTATTTAAAAATTATAATGGTCCAGATAAAGAATTAAAAGTAAATGCTTATATAAAGCAATATGCTGATAAAGAAAATCCTATCCCTTATGCTTATGGTAGAGAATACCCAGAACTTTATCAAGCCGAAAGAGTTACTAAAAATAGCAAAGGGAATAACACTAATATAAATATTAATAAACCTGAAAAGGGTTGGATATGGAATGATGATGGTTATAGTGAATGGGAAGATTTAAAAAAAGAATTTTCATCTGACCCAGTATATGCAGATGCACAATTAAAAAGTTTTATAATAGGAGTTATGAAAGATGATGGTTTTACAGCAAGAGATATTAACTCAACTACAATGCAACCTTATTTAAAAAAACTTAGTACAGATGAGGGAAAAAGACTAATAAATGCAAGTAAAGTTTTGAAAGGGACTAAACCTACTCAAAACAAAAAAACAAATACTGCAAACACAAAGAAAAATAAAATGGGTGGATATTTAAGATAAGGAGAACTATGGGAATTTTAAAAGATATTTTTGATAAAAAAAAAGGAATGACAGGAATTGTAAGTGAAGAACAAAGAAAAAACTTTCAAGAGCAAAGAAAAAAAAATATAGAAAACCCTATTTCTTTAAAAAATACATCATTAGTTAAAGGAATTGAAAGAAATATATCTAATCCTATAAGAACTGGTTTAGTAAAAGGTGTTACTCAAATAGCTGATATTTTTACTCAGCCAGACCCTGAAGCTCTTTATATGGAATATGGAGATGACTATGAAAAAATCTATCAAGAGTATAAAAAACAAACTGAAAATAATGGTTGGAGAAATTCACAAGTAAGAAAAGAAGCTATTAATTATATAAAAAAGAACAGAGAAGAAAGAATGAAATTTTTGAACAATGATTCAAAAATAGATAAAGGAATCATGTTATTTCAAAATATATTAGAAGGTGTTGCTTCACCTACAAATTGGTATAATCCAAATGGATTTATTAAAAATTTAGCTTGGGACTTAGTCCAAGGTGCTCTTGATACAACATGGGAAAAAACAGAAATTGAAGGGAAAGAAATAAAAGATTTCACAAAAGATGATATAAAAGAATATGGATATGGTGCAGCTACAAGTGTAATAATACATGGAGCAACTAAAATTGGGGGAAAATACATTTCTAAAAAGCTAAATAACTTAAAAAATTCAAATACTGATGTATCTGGAAATATTGTATCAAATGCAATTGAAGAAACACCAAAAACTCCACTTGAAGTAATGCAAAATGAAGTTAATAAATATGGACCAGGAGCAACTAATCCAAAAGCAGTCATAGAACTTGCTGAAAGATTGGAAAATGAGGAAACAGTAAGTATTGAAAGAGGTAAAAATTTTTCTCAAGACGTTGATGATTTCTATACCAATGTAACTGAAAAAAGAATTGAAAAAATTCATAAAGAAGAACTTTCAAGACAAAATATAATTAAAAACAAAGAGAGCAATGCTGAATTTGAAGAAAGAATATTTAATGGGAAAGTTCCTGAAAAAAAAATAGTTAATGATATAAATGCAAAAGACTCTTTAAGTAAAACATTAAAACCCATTAAGAATAAAATTAAACTAAACTCTAAACAATTAACAGCTGAATATAAAAGTAAACTTGCTTATATTCATATGGAAAATGGAGGTAGTGCTAATTTTTCTCGTATAGGAGATTTAAACGAACTTATCATAACTGAAAATAATATCAATGGAAAAACTTTTAAAGGAATGATAAGAGGCTATGAAGATATTCCTGAAAATTTAATACCTTATGCTAATGAATTTAGAAATATTGCAGACGAATACACTAATTTAAAATATGGAAATAACCTATCTCAAAAAGGTTATAATTTTGATATTGTCTATGATAAAAATCAAGCTATGTCAAATTTAAAATTAGCAATAGACACTGATGACTTAAATGCAAAAAAAGTTGTGGTTGATGAAATATTAAAAAATACTGAAAAGAAAGTTTATTTGACAGAAGCTCAAGCCAAACAGTTTAAGGTTGGAGATGCAGCAGGAGTATATATACTAGATGACCATAATATCATTGAGAAATTAAGAAATGATATTAATGGGACAACGCTTGATATAAGAAAAAATGGTAATGGAAAACTGGTAGATTATGAAAGTAAAACTTGGAAAGATGTTGCAGTTCAAAATGCACCTTTACCAGAAATAGATAACTACTTTAAATTGAAACAAAAAGAAATAGATGGGAAAAAATTAAGTAAGAAAAATTTAGCATTTATAGAGAATTATGAGATAAAATCTATGAATTGGCTTGATGGTTTTCTAAATGAAATAAATGCAGAAGTAGAGCCTGTTAATTCCTTAAACAGAATTTACAAGCAAGTTATAGATGAAAAGAGCGGGCTTAATGCATTAAGAGATAGATTAAATGGGAATTATGACAGAATAGAAGCTAATCATAATACATCAACTGGAAAAAATATGTATGTGCAAAACAATAAAACATTGAAAAATGCCATAGAAAATGAATCGCAGCATTTATTCGAATTAGGAGCTGATGTATCAACAAGAAAATTCTCAGATATTTCGGTTAGTGGAAAAGTTATGTATAATACAAGAAATTTAATGATGTATAAATTCTTGTCTAATTTAAACTATCTTAAAGAAATAGCAACTAATAAACAAAGAATTAACTCAGGTCTTATAGATTTAGGTTTTAATGAAAGAGTTGGAGTTTTACAAAGTTCAAAAGAAATGACAAGAGCCACTAAAAATGTTGCTAAGAAATATCAAAATCTAAAAAATATTGATTTAGATACTATAACTAACCCTCTTGAAAGATTACAGATAGAAGCTTATATTGATAAAGTTATGGAAACTGAAATTGATATGAGGGGCTATACAAAATCTAATGCTTTAAAAAAAGCTGGCGAATTAGGTGCAAAAGGTCAAACAGCTTCTGATGTACAAAGAATAGCTTTGGCTGAATATTTTACAGCCAATGCTATGTATGATGAGTTTACAAAATTTAAAATAGAAGATGTTACACCTACTATGAAACAGGTTCTATTTGATATGGGCATAGATGATAATATAAAACTGAAAACTATTCAAGATGATATACTAAGTACAAACAGTGTTACAGGGCTATTAGATATTGTAAAAGATAGAAATAATACATCTACTGTGAAAAGTTTATTTGAACAATTTGCTGATATAAATGGAAAAGAATTAAATGCTTTTAGTGGACATACAGTAGGATTAAAGGCAGATAGTTTTGTTAGCAGAACTTGGGCTAATTTTAATGGTATGTTTAGAATGTATAATATGAATTTATTAACAAGAACATTTGATAGACTAACAACGTATATTGATAGTGATGGTCTTACAAGATATAGATTTTTAAATGATGGTAAATTATCATTAAATAAAACAAGTTTTACTGGTTTATCTGAATGGAAAGCAAGTTCAAGAATTTTAAATTCAGGAACAACAGCATTACAAACAGCAGGGCTTGTATATGGTGTTGGGTGGTTAACTGGTAAAATAACAGGTACATCAAAAGATGAAATGATAGAAGCTAAAATGGATGCCTTAATGCATGGAGAAGTTGCAGATACTGTTATTGATGTAATTAAAACAGGTCTAGTTGATAATACTGGGCTTGAAATTACAATGGGTGGAGAGAATGTTGTTGCTAGTTTCTTCAATCAAAATTTTAAAGGTTTGAAAAGAGATATGTCCTCAAGTTTATCTCCTATACAAAAAATAGTTTATGGAGCTTTATATATAGCTTCTCCTAATGCAGTTTCAAGAGGTATAGACAATATTAAATTTGAAAAGAATATACCTAATAGACTTGATACAGCAAGCGAATATTTAAAAGAAAAATGGAAATATGAATATAAAGAAAAGGCACAAGCTGAACAAGACGAGGGATTATTACCAATAGAAAAATTAGGACTTGCTGGTCTAGGACTTTTATATGAAAGTGGTAAAAAGACTTTTGATAGTGTGTTGAAAGAAAAAACAAACTATCAAGATTATTTTGAAAAACATCCTGAGCAAACTGAAAGATTTGGAGAATTTAAAGAAGATACTCCACAAGAAGCTAAAATTGCTTTAGCTAGTGGAATTATGGAATTAGCTGAATATGGTGCAAGGAATGAGCAACTTGATCAAATTCTTTCAACTGCTGATACAGTAGAAGAAAGGGAACAAGAGTTAAAAGAATATGGTATGGACTATCAAGCACAACTTACTAAAATGAATAAGGATAATAAACTTGTTTTCCATGCAGTTATGGCTTATGCTGAAATAGAAAGCCCTGAAACAATTATAATTGCCATGAATGAATTTAACGAGTTAAATACTAAAGAAGAAAGAGAAGCATTTTTAAATAATTTTATAAGAGAGGATCAAGTTGATGATTTTAATAATTTCTTAGATAGAGTTATGGAGGATAAAAATAAAAAAATGGATAGTATCTATGATAGAGATTATTCATATGGTACTGAGGGATATATAGAATTTTTACAAACTTTAAGAAATGAGATGTAATAAAAAAGGTCCAGTTATTAGCTGGGCTTTTATTTTAATATTATTAAATTTTCTTGAGTAGTTATCAAAGTTAAAATAGAATTAATTGGCATTGAAAAATTAATATTATATTTAATTAATTCGTTTGTTGTAACTCTAAGAGATAAGGAAGTTCTTAATGTTCCTGTTTGTACATCATGAAAAGAATTTCCTAATCTTGAATCATATAATGAATTTATCTCATTTTTTAAAAACCTATAAAATTCAATAAGTTCATCTTTTTTTATATTTTCCTGAGTTTCTTCTTCTATCCTTATATCTAAATAAGAAATTATAAACAACATTTTATTTCTAAAAAATTCTATTTTTGTTGTTGTTTCTTCAATTATTTCTTTAATAGTGTTAGAACCTTTCATTAAATCAACTTCTGAAAATTCATTTTTAATGTTTATTTTATTCATAAATTATCCTCCTACTTTTCTTCATTTATTTGATTTTCTATTGCTTTTATAATGTTAAATGTATCATTTTCTAAGTCTATTCCAAATCTTGCGAGTTCCATATTCGTTGTATTTATTTCAAAAACTACTCTTTGAAATTCTCTTTCATTATCATATACTACTGTTTTTTCTATTTTTACAAAATTAGATGAATTAGCAAAACCAATTATAGAAATTAAAATTTTATCTATTTTAGAAGCTTTATCAAAGTTATTTACTTCCTCTTGAAGTCTTGCCATTAAATAGTTCTCAATAGCTTTTATTCTATACTCATAAAGTTCTATTAAAAGATTTTCTCTTAATTGAATTCCCATTTTAATTTTATCTGGTGACATATGAATATCATATTGCTCGACAAATTTTTTCATTATAAATTCTCCTATTTTTTATTTGATTATTAATATAGCTGTGAATTTATTTTTGTTAAAATATATTCTTTTTTTATTTCCATAATATTATCACTCCTTTTTTATTTTTTATTATACCATTTTTTCAATAAAAAAACTCCCTCTTTTTTTACATAGCCAACAAGTAGCCTACAAACACTATTTTTATATAATAAAAACTATTTGAAATTAAAGAAAAATAAAAAAAGAATGTATTATATCACAAAACACATTCTTTTTGAATAGCTAAGCTTTAATTTTCTTTAGCTATATTCTTTTTAAGTCCTTTATCATAGAATCAATATGTCCATTTACTTCTTTTTTTAACTTTTCTTCTACCTTCTTCTTTAATTCATTAGAACCTAGAGCCTTATTATCTGAATTTCTATATTCAGAACTTGGTGGAACTTCTCCTGAATATTTTACATTATTTACTGTATTTTTTATTGTAATATCATTACTTATATTATTATTGTAATAAGCTCCTCTTACAGAGAAAGTATAACGAATTGTTCCTATTTCTTCAA